CTGCAGCTGTTCTACTGCAAGTTCATCGACAGCACGCAGAGCGCATTCAGTCTCAAGGACCTGGAGCGCTGCTACTCCGACCTGTCGCTGTGGGAGGACTACAAGCCCGACGACGATCGACCATTCGGGAACAGTCCGGTCTGGTTGGGGTACGACCCGAGCCGCACCCGCGACGACGCCACCTGTGTGGTCATCGCGCCACCGCTCGAACCCGGGGCGAAATTCCGCATCCTGGAGAAGCACAGCTGGCGGGGGCATTCGTTCACCTACCAGGCCGCCCAGGTCAAGAAGCTCACCGAGCGTTTCAACGTCCAGCACATCGGCATCGATGTCACCGGCGTGGGTTACGGCGTGTTCGACCTGGTGCGCGACTTCTACGCGAAAGCCACGCCGATCCACTACAGCCTGGAAGCCAAAAACGCTCTGGTGCTCAAGGCCCAGGACACGATCTCGGGCAGCCGCATCGAGTGGGATGCGGGCTGGACCGATATCGCCCAGGCGTTCCTGACCATCAAGCGCGGCACCACCAACAGCGGCCAGGTCACCTACAGCGCTTCGCGCACCGACGCCACCGGCCACGCCGACATTGCCTGGGCGATCATGCACGCCCTGGCCAACGAACCCTTGAACACCAACAAGCGGCGACGCAGCCGCTACGTCACGAGTGGAAACAATGCCCAAGCCTCGACACAAAAAACGCCAGGTCAACCAGCAGGTGCGACAGCCACAGCCCATGCGGGCATTCACGTTCGGAGAACCCGAACAAGTGCTGTCGGGCAATATCGGCGAGTACGTGGGGGTGTTTCCCAGCGACGACGGCGAGATCTACAAGCCGCCGGTATCACGCACCGGCCTGGCCAAGCTGCTGCGCGCCAATGCGCACCACGGCGCCATTCCGAAGTTCAAGCGCAACCTGTTGCTGCGTGAGTTCATTCCCTCGGCGGGCTGTAGTGCCCGGACCATGGGCTGCGCGGGATTGGACTACATGGTGTTCGGCGATGCGTTCTTCTATCGCGACACCAATGCCTTCGGCCAGGTCCTGGAGCTGCAACACCTGCCGGCGATCAACATGCGGGTGAAAGTGGACGGCGGTTTCCGGATGCTGCTGCCGGACAACAAATTCCTGGACTTCGACCAGGACGAGATCGAGCACGTCATGGACTACGACGTCGAGCAGACCATTTATGGCATTCCGGATTATCTGGGTGGCCTGCAGGCGCTACTGCTCAATGAAGCCGCGACCCTGTTCCGCCGCCGCTACTACAGCAACGGCGCTCACGCGGGTTACATCTTCTACACCAACGACCCGGACCTGACCGAAGAGGACGAAGAAAACCTGCGCGCCCAGATCAGTGCCAGCAAGGGTGTGGGCAACTTCCGCTCGATGTTCGTCAACATTCCCAACGGCAAAGAGAACGCCATTCAAATCATCCCCGTGGGGGATTTTCAGGCCAAGGACGAGCTGGAAAAGGTCAAGAACATCACCCGCAACGACGTGATTGCCGCCTGGCGCATGAACCCCGCGCTGGCCGGCATCATCCCGGAAAACAACGCCGGCTTTGGTGATATCGAGAAGATCGATCGGGTCTACACCAGCAACGAGATCCGTCCGATCTGTCAGCTGTTTAACCAGGTCAATGACACCCTACGGCAAGACAGGAGAATTAGCTGGAACAACCCAGCTGAAGAAGATAAAACCACTGAATAAATAGACAGTACTTGGTGATTATCACTGCAGGAGACGGCATAATGATTGCTCCGCAACCCTGGGGAGGGAAACATGCGAATTTACTGCACTGCCTGCGACCACAAAGGGCGCATCAGTTCACGGGAGGAGATTACCCGGGGCTATGTGAAGCTGTATTGCCAGTGCTTGGATGCCCAGTGCGGACACACATGGGTGTCCGAACTGACTTTCAAGCATTCATTGCGGCCACCGGGACAACGCATCGACACGCTCCTACTGGAGCGAATCAGAAGCTTGCCGGCAGAGCAGCAGCAAGAACTATTCCTGCAGGTTGGCTCCTCGCAACGAGGCTGACTACAGGACCAGTTTCGCAACACCCCCGGCGCATTCAAGCCGCTCCGCTCCCGTCTCCCCGGTGGGCATCTCTCCACATCGATCTCGAATCATGTATCGGAATGCCTGCACCGCAGGCATATAAGCCGCCATCACAATCTCAGTTGATACTCACAATCTCGGCGCGGCGGTACCCGCGCAGCGGCCGGTTGCCCGTCAAACTCGCACCCAAAAATCTCAGCAGCGCCGACCGATCGAGCCCGCGACCACAGCCAGTGAATTTTGCAGCTCACCTCGGCGCGCCCAATTACCGTTTTGTGCACGCTGGATCCCCGGCACGGCGTGCAGGGTATCCAGCATGGGTGCAGGGCACTGCCCTGCCGCTGTGCGGGCGCGTAGCCCGCGATCCTCATAAAAAGCTGAGCGCAGCGAACTGAGCCCTTGGCGAAGGCATCATCTTGTATCCAACACACCGACCCTGTGGACACCTCGAAAGTCTCTTTTTTATACCCTTTGGGGATGCTGAGTGGGGTTTAAAATTCCATTTAATTCAAAGGCATCCTGGCTGTCCGGACCGCACGCCGGCGGCACCCGAAAATGACGTTGGAAAATGGGCGCACACGCGACCGTTTGCCTGCATGACGATGCATGGCGGCAGAGCTTGCGCGGAGGTGGGGTGTTTTTTTCGACCGCCAGGCGTGGCCTGACCTCGCAGGGGATGCGATTACTTCGAGGGGGTGTCTTTCTTGACCTGGACATTGCGCAGTAGGCGCGCCATGGATTCGTCCAGTCCGCCTGGGCTCTTGTCTGGCTCCAGGGGAGGTTTTGCGCGCCCAGGTGATCCACGGGCCGTAGTCAATGCTTCTGGATGGCTATGAGCCTGAGTCGCCTTGCGCGCCTCGCTCTTTTCCCAATTGCTACGGGACTGCTGTCGCCGGAACTCCTCCAAGGATGCCTTTTCTTGGCGCGCAGCACGAAGCCCGCTGATCTCTCGAAGCTCCTTTTCCCTCTTCTTAATCGCCGCTTTCTTCGCCCGAAACCAAAGGTAGCGCACGCCAAGGTCTGCAAAGAACTTTTCGGTGAAGCGCACCAGGACGCGGGTGCGCACCAGGTTAAGTCCCGCCTCGTCCTTTTCTTCCAACTGCACTTTCTCGATGCGCCGGTAAACATACCCGGCCAGGTCCAGGCTGTGCATGAGGCGATTGAGAGACGCGGGGGACATATCGCTATCTTCAGCTACACCGCACTGGGTGTTAAGGAAATACTGCCCTCGCTCGATATCAAGCCATCCCAGCACGCCAGTGGCCAAGTCCAGGCGCAGCAGCATTTGCTCAGATGCCTTGGCCAAAGCGTCGAATTTTTCGGAACGGGTGCGACGACCGCCATGGATGGTGTCCAGGTCGCGCAGGTACTGCCCACGTAGTTCACCAATCCGGCTCAGTCGAGAAAACGCCATCCGCAGTAGCGGGTTTTTCAGTTGTTGGGCAGTGAGACGACGTGGAGCTGTGTACCGCGGCGCTCGAATTGGCGCACGGAGGGCTGCGTGGGGATCTTTCTTGTCGCGATGAACGACAGCAGGCCGGCCCTTATTGGGGCTGCCCTTGCGGCTGCTTGCCGATCGCGAGTGGATGTCCTTGTCCAAGGAAGTCACAGAGGCTAGTTCACCCGGGACAAGTGGGGCTTTTGGGGCTGCTCGAGCAGAACACACTCGGCGCGCGAGCGCAGTTCGCTGCAACGAGCCTCGACCGAACGTAGCCGATCGACAAACTCAGGCAGCTTGTCCAGGTCCTCGAGGTCGATGCGTCCGTCAGCCAGTATCTCGCTGCCCAAGGCGACCGTATTGCCCAGTCGGGCCACTAGTTGGCCGAACGCACCCAGTGGGTTGCCATCGCCATCCAGTTCGCGCGCACCGGTCAACCCGTGACGGTGGGCCAGCTCATTGATACAGCAGTCCTTAAAGTCGCCTTCCAGTGCTTCTACCCATGACTCCTCGACCCAGCTCGGCAGGTCCACTTCACCACTGAGCCAGCGGCCCACACGGCGCAACCACGCGCCTGATGCTCTCAGGAACAACGCAGCGTCGTTGCCCAGGGCAAGTGCCTCGAAGTCGGGCACGTCCTTACTGACAGCCTTGACGCGGATCTGGCGATGCAAATTGCAGCTCAGCGCCTGGGCGAAGTCGTCCTGGCTGAAGCCTGTACGGGCAATCATCTCGGCGGCATGGGCCACCAGTACCTGGTCACGGGAAATGGACTGCTGTCCTGGATTGGACGTGGTCATGCTGGGCGGCTGCCCATAGTCTGCTGTCCACTTCCTGACGCCTCGCCACAACTCTCCCCCGAGGCGGAAGTCGGTGCTTTATGGGCTGGAAACGGGCGCAACTCATAAGCTGAGTAAGTACCGTCTGCCAGGACGGAGACGATTATTTGTCGACCAGACCGTATCGCTTTATGAATTGCAGCAGGGCTGATGCCAAATGCTTCGGCGACTGCAACCTGCCCGATCTTTGCGACCAGTTCAGGCAATTGAATCTGATTCATAACAAGAAATCTCTGGCTAGACGCAGAGATATTAACCGCAGGTAACGCAACAAACAATACCGCAGGTAAATTACTTGTGTTAACCAACGGTTTATAGTCGCCCAATGACCAAGAAGAAGCCTCTCCCTCCCGAGCTATTCGCTGAATGCGAAGCTGCTCACAAACTTTTCCTCTCGAAGAAAAACGGGCTCAAGCTGAACCAAAGGAAAATTGCCGATGAAGTCGGTATCACTCCTGCAGCAGTGGCTCACTATCTGAATGGAACGAATGCGCTAAACGCCAAGTTCGCGTCTGCTCTCGCACGTCTTATAGATGAGCCAGTGGAAAGCTTCAGTCCGCGTCTCGCATCTGAGATTGCAGGTCTGGCAGCCACAACAGACCACGCGAACGTAAGTCCTATGCACCAGCCATACAGAGAGGCAAGGGAGTACCCTTTGATCACTTGGGTCGCTGCTGGGGCTGGCATCGAATCGTCTGTTTGCTATCCGTCTGGCATTGCCGATGAGTGGCTGTCGTCTACCGAAAACGCAGGGCCTCGCGGCTACTGGCTCAAGGTCAAAGGCAAGTCAATGACTTCGGACAGTCCACCCACCTTTCCCGAAGGCACCCCGATCCTGATACAGCCTGAAGGTTTCGACCTGATCAGCGGGAAGTTTTACATCGCCCGCAACACCTCCACCGGCGAAACCACCTTCAAGCAATATGACCAAGATGCTGGCGTCGGCTACTTGGTTCCGCTAAATCCCGACTATCAGACAGTTATTCTGGACAGAACTTGGGAAATTATCGGCCGAGCGATCGACGCTAAAATCACCGGCATGTAATCACCTCAACAAGGAACGTAAACAGTGTCAGATCTGCATAACGAGTTCGAGAAGAGTCTCCACCTCAATGCAGCGCGCATGGACCGCCGTAATGTGGATATGCTCGCTGGTCTTGCTGCTGGAATCGCAGCCGACGGGGTGATCACCCTTGAAGAGGCCAAGTTCCTGAGACAGTGGATCGAGAGCCAGTTGTCCCACCTGGATGACCCAGTAGTGAACATTCTGTACCAGCGCATCAGCTCGATGTTGCAGGACGGAGTGCTCGATGATGATGAGTCCACCGAACTGCTGGATACGCTACGTGGCTTCGCGGGCATCAGTTTCCCTGGTTCAACTCCAAGTATCCATACCGCCCCCACTCCCTTGCCTCTGTGTCAGCCCGCACCGAACGTCGAGTGCGACGGCCGCGTGTTCGTCTTCACTGGCACCATGGCGTTTGGCCCGCGTAAAGAATGCGAGCGCTTAGTTCGAGAGCGTGGCGGTGCAATTGGTCCTGGAGTCAGCAGGAAGGTCGATTACTTAGTAATTGGTAGCATTGGCAACGAGCAATGGCTTCACACCAGCTATGGCACTAAGATCCTTCGCGCAGTAGAGCTGCGTGAGGGTGGCATACCTATCGCAATCATTGCTGAAGATCATTGGCAACGAATCCTACTGGGATGAAACAGTAAGCACCGTCACCTCCCTACCTCCTGATCGTTCGCTTGCGAGCTACAGGCGCCTCCAATTTAGGTGCTAGGCCAGGGGGAGTGGCGTGCACCACAATGTGCCCTTGGCCGATCTTGAAGTTCTTGATCACCGCGATGCATACGTTCCACGCCTCACGGGCTACCGTATCGCCCGACTCGACCACATTGCCTTGGTCATCGATGATCGCCAACCGGGCTGGACGGCCATCGGCGGTGGTGAACTGGTAACCGCTGGTCACGTTAGCGCTGATGCAGCCATTTTCCAGGGTGCCTGTCTTGGGAATACCGATCATGAATGCCCCCCTTGCTCCGGCGCAGCATCTGTGTACTTGTGGAAGATAAGTGCAATGGTGTTCGCGTGCAGCGAACGGTCCTGCTGAGCGCTTTCTATCGCCCACCAATTTTCGGACTTGATCGCGGTGTCGATGTCCGCGTTCGCGCTTCTCCAGCCGGTGATCCCCTTATTGAGCATTCGCTTGTCTAAGTCTGAAATAGAAATGGTCATATCCACGAGCATGCTTCAACCCTTTCTACGATAGCTGGCGACAAACTCCTGCACACAAGCCGACAGCATTTCGTAGGCCAAGCGGCGATCACTCGGCAGTCGAAGCGGCAAGGTGAGGCCAACGCTATCCAGCTCGAACTGAAATACCGTGCGCGTAGGATCACTATCGCTCGACCGAAGCATCAGCCAAAGGTTTTCAGTCCCTTCAACACGCAGTTCAAACGTGCCCTGCTGCAGCTGAATCGCTTTTTGCAAGGTCAATTCCAGGTCGGTCGCTAACAGCTGATCGTCAACTTCCGGCACCGCACTGGTGGTCACACCATTGGCCAGTTCTTCCAAGAAGAGAGCTATGCGTTCACCTGTGTCTTCTCGATGGGCCAAGGTAATGCTGTTGATGCTATCGCCCAGTTCGACACGTAGGGATACGGCGCGTTCACACTGCTCGATAGCTATGGAAGCAGTCGCACAGCTCACGCCATTGTCACCGTACAGGGAATGGACAAAAACGCCGTTTTGGGTGATCTGCTGAGAAAGCCGCGAACGGGCGAGAGGTGGAAGGTAGAGAGTGTGCATGCGGTGAACCTCCGAAAACATCAGAACAGCGCCATGCGCTGGAATGAACAATCGGACACAGATTAACCGCAGGTAACCAACATAATCAATACCGCAGGTAAATTATATTAACCTGCGGTCAATACCGTTACAGACTAGCTGGGATGTTGGTTGGTCCAACTCAACTGAACTACACCATCATCTAAAGGCATCATACGCACGCTGTCCTCCGCGCCCAACTGCTCCAGCAGACAGTCCCAGTCGGCCTCCAACTCTCCTGACTGCCGCATGATTACCGTCCGCCTTCGAAACTGAGCCGCTGAACTGTTCACCTGGCGGTGAATACGACGGGTGAGCTGCTCATACGGTGTGTAGGAATCCCGCTGGCAACAAGCGCTTTGCAACATAAATGCTCCTTGCTGGTACTGTATATCCAACCAGTATATGGTAGCTACTGGCCAGCCCACAAGGTCATCCCCAGTCTTCGCTAGCAACCCACTCACCAGTACGGCGATCGATTTGAATCAGCCGGTGCTGCCCGGTGCGTGAAAGTAGCTGCACGTCAATTGCTAGGCCCTTGCGGTCTTGGGCATTCATACCTCTCATGTAGATCACGATCCTTTCAAATGTGTCCATGACCAACTGCCGGACCTTCTCCCTCGCGCTGTAATCGCCGGCAAGTACTTGCGTAGCAAGCTCCTCCCATCGATCAGCTTGCGCGGGACGGGCGGCACCAGAAATCGCAGCCACCTCATACTCCAGTTGCTGCACTTTCTGCTCCGCCACCACCTGCTGCTCCTCCAGCTCCCGGGCCTTCCGGATGAAGGCAATTGGCGAGGCACCGCTCTCGTCCGCCAGCAGTGCGTCTGTTACTTTCCCGAGCTGTGCTTTGATTTTTTCCACCGACGCACGAGCGACGGCCAAATGCTGGCGGATACCCTTGCCATCGTCACCCACCTGCAGGAGGCGCTGCAGATTGAGTTGATCAGAACAGAAGCTCAACAAGGCATGTTCGATAGGTACGACGCTGCAGCTGCCGCCCGCAGAGCAACCGCCGTTTTTGCTGTAGGAGGTACAGTGCAAGCGACGATTTCCGTCCGAAATGCTGCCGTCTGCTCGGCGACGGTTCATTATGTTTTGAGCCACCAATGCAGTACCGCAATAGCCGCAATACGCCAGTCCCACTCCGGTTATGATACCTGGGATTTCCCCCGCTCCACGACGGCGTAAACGCTGACTGGCCAGATGCTGTAACTCCCCCCACTCGGCATCAGACAAGATCCGCGGGTAGTACTCCTCGAGCATGTACTCTTCGCCATCCACTGCCAGCCGCTTGGCACCACGCAACGCGGGCAGCTTGATCAGTCGGTAGACTTGCTGGCCAGAGATCCCCCAACTGGAAAGCTCGTATCCCTCTTCGTGCATCACGATGGCGGCGCGTCCAGCACCGAGTCCCTGCTGATAAAGTTCTAGGGCTCGACGCACGGCGTTCACACGCTCAGGGATCATTTCCCAGCCTTGATCGCTCCAGCGCACCCATTGAGGGTCTTTGCCATTGCGGATCAATCCACGGAACGAGCCCGATACCCACCCCTCACATTGCCGACGAATCGCAGCTTTAACTCGTTTACTCTTTGTATCGGACTCTTCATGCGCCCGTATCATCACTAGCAATGAGTAGACCAGATCCATAGGCTGAGCCTTCAGGCTGGCCCGGTTGTATTCGCGACCATCACTTGCGGTAACTACCGTAATACCGGCATTGATGATCTGAGCAAGTTGGGCCTGCGCCTGAATTGGCTCCGCACGACTTAGCCGATCCAGTCCTTCGACAACTAAAATCGAACCGTCATGGATACGCCCGTCCTCGATGGCACGTAAAAAGACGCCCAATGCACCTTGCTTCACATGCCGCTGATGGTAGGCGGACAGTCCTTCATCCCGAAGGGATAGAGATTCATCTAATACCAATCCCTTATCCATCGCCCATCGCTGTGCATACTGCAATTGGCGATCCGCACTGTTACCCAAAGCCTGGCGCGGATCCGAGAAGCGGAGATAGCTATAGACCTTTGACATCCCGTCAACAGTCTTCATTAAGAAGACGCCGATTTAGTGTCAGCCTTAGAAGACACTTTAAGTTTTTCGACGAGCCCTGAAACAGATTCAAACATAGCAACCATATGATTGAGATCACCGGACTTTTGAGATTCCGGCTCTAGCCACTTAACATCTTCCTCAAGAACCTTTAACATCTGACTCCTCATATCAACGAGGTGCTCAGTTGCATTTGAAAATTCTTTTATAGTTAAATAGGAAAGAAAATATCTATTAAATACAGATCTAACTCGCACCAAATTAAACGAAGAATCGGTGAAGCTTTTATACTGACGAAGAAACCACGCTGCTAAAAACTCGACCACTAAGAATGTCATAGAGCATGAAATCATTCCCCATAAGGCATATTCACCGAGCTTGAAATTTGCAGAAGCTATTTGCCAGAAAACAATCGACAAAACATAAAATACAATACCGCGCCAGAGGTACGTAGTTCCTTTATCCAAAAGCAACGAAGCCTTGCTCTCAGAACGCTCAATGTTCATATCAAGAGACTGTATCAATGACCTCATATAACGATCAAAATTATTGGAATTCGTGGCAGCTCTATAAAAGCCTAAGTCGGCACTAGTGATATCAACAAACGAGGTATGATCTTCTACTTCCGAAAAACCTGCATGACTTTTATTTAACTCTAGCTCTAGAAACCTAACTTTCTCTAACAGCTGTTCTCTTTCAGCCTCTGCCAAGCTCATCTGGGCGCTATAAATTTTCTCATCGATATCAGCAAAGTGTTTTTCTTCTTTACGTGGAATAAAGAAACCGATCAGCGTTACTGCAGTCACTAACGCTAGGGCTGAGAAAGCAAGAGAGCTAGCCCTAGAGTTTTCAGTAAGCTTGGCTATTAGCTCAGGTGGAGTCGTTGCAAAAAATACTGCTAGCACTGCCAATACGATTGCAATTGAATAGAGAAAAAGCCTGAGCTTTATTAATAATTTGGCGCGATATTCAGAACGTCGATTTGCTTCTGCCTCCTCTAAATTGCGAATTGCGTCTAGTCGTTCACGTTCGTCGGCACGCTCCTGGTCATCCCTGCGTTTCGCCCTCTCTTCTTTATTTCTCCGCGCTAATTCATCAGCATTATTGCGCATCGCGTTTAGATCAACATCTTCCATACCTAATACCCACAAATGATTATCATTCTTGACAAATGTTTTTGCGCATTTTTTAACCAGCGCTTAGAATCCCGCGCCACGAAATTTGACCAGGGCGAACCCTGCAGGCATTTAGTATATGAGCAATAATCCACGTGTAGGGTTTGTATCGTTAGGTTGCCCCAAAGCACTGGTCGACTCCGAACGCATCCTTACCCAGCTGCGCATGGAAGGCTATGACGTTGTGTCCACTTACGAGGACGCCGATGTCGTGGTGGTCAACACTTGCGGCTTCATCGACTCGGCCAAGGCTGAGTCTTTGGAAGTGATCGGCGAAGCCATCAAGGAAAACGGCAAGGTCATCGTGACCGGCTGCATGGGCGTCGAAGAAGGCAACATTCGCAAGGTGCACCCAAGCGTATTGGCCGTGACCGGTCCGCAGCAGTACGAGCAGGTGGTCAACGCCGTGCACGATGCCGTGCCGCCGCGTCAGGATCACAACCCGCTGATCGACCTGGTGCCGCCGCAAGGCATCAAGCTGACCCCGCGCCACTACGCCTACCTGAAGATTTCTGAAG